CATGTTACCAATCCTCGTTGAATGTGGTTCTCCACCATCCCTCAATGGGTATGGCAGTGAATTCATTGTGCAAGTTTTCAAGTGTCAGGCGTAGTAATGCCTTGGTATGGCTGAAACTGTTGCCTTCAACCTCTACTTTGATATTACTGTAGTTTGGGAGTGCTATTGTTCCTCCTAATCGAATTGTTGTCATGTTTTTCACCTTTGAATAAACATTGTCATGTTATGATACCATCATTGCTGCGAGATCAACATACGATATGATGAACCACTATCTTTGTGAATCTGGGGTTTAGGACGTGTACGATGTTTATATACCCAGATTCGGTTTAAATAAAAGAATTAAACGTGGTAACGCCTTTGTTGTGTATGTAACAATAATCGGCACAATCGTGTTAACGGGTAGCAGTGGAAACGTGCCTCATGTACCTTCATTTCCACTGGAAATCACAGTGTGAATTGCATGATTAATAATCAATCATTATACATCAATGAATTAATGATTCAATGATTATACATTGATAAAATAGATGATTATGCCGCCGTGATGATTATATGTTAATTATTGATTGTCTCACACACCCTCCATACGGAGGGGGATCATCACTTAGATCATACATTATACATTCATAGATAATAAATCTATGTGCGGCACCTATGAATTGTATAACATATATTATTGGGGGTGCATGGATGCATGATTGGACATACCTACATTTCCGGTGGAAGGGATGGAGATACTCCCCACCCATGATAAAAAAATAAATTATAAGTGCTCCGGATAAAACCGGAGTCCACACCCAGGGCAGTCAAACGCCGCGTGGGGCCCTTGTGAGTCCCACTCGTCCCGCTCTTCGCAATCCAAGTTAACTCCCCAGTATTGGGTGTACTCGTAAATCATTCTCCCGCACCGCGGACACTTCATGCCCGGGTGTTCTTCGAAGGTCGTGTCAATGTATGACATGATAATCACTGAAAGAAAAAGAATTAAACGCGGGTCGTGTATGATCCTGCTCGATCAACCGACTCTGGCACGAAGCATCTGTAGATTGTGCTTGGTGGGGGTGTAAGACCCCACTGAAAAAATTTTAAAATTATTTTCGAAAGATAGTGTTAAAGCATCACGTGGCTAGTATAATGTATGAAAACAATCGCGTTGACTCGGGAAAAGGTAACTATAGTAGACGAAGAAGATTTTGAAGAGTTAAACAAATACAAGTGGCATGCTCGTATTCAGACATATACTGGGGCGTTTAGAGCAAAGCGATATGGCAATCCAATTGAAGTTGATATGGCAAGACAAATCATGAATTGTCCTCCTGGACTTGAGGTGGACCACATAAACGGCAACTTGCTGGATAATAGGAGATGCAACCTTCGGATATGCACACATGGGGAAAACATGCGAAACAGGAAGTTACAGAAGAACAACACAACAGGATATCGGGGGGTTACTATGGTCCACCCGTCAAAGCGGTATACTGCACAGATATACGAAAAGCGGAGAAAGATCCATATTGGAACGTATGACACACCAGAAGATGCTGCAAGAGCATACAATGTTGCAGCATTGGCGAATTATGGAGAATTTGCGCGTCTAAACGATGTTTAGGACAAAGCATCACACAGTCTTATAGGGGGAGGGTGTGAGCCCTCAGTCAAAAAATTTTATTTTAAAATTTCAGCAGGGTGTGTGAAGACTCTGCGTCGCGAGTATTAGCCCTAATTCAAAATTTTTCAAAAAAATTTTATTTTAAAATTTCAGGGTCAAATGAATACACATAAATACATTTGAATACAATGTTATTCTATGCAAGTGAATTTGCATGAAGAAGTGTATAAACGGGGTGAGTCTATGAAACGGCCTCGGGAATCGTGGTCAGCGTTTATTGAACGGCTCATGGACTGGGTTGAGGAATCGAAGGCGGAGATGGATGCTGGTCGGTAAGTATCTGGGTGTAGAGGCGTGTGTGGTGTAAAAATGTCGTGTAAGACTGATTTGGTATCAGAAATCATGGAAGGGTTGGATGACGACCTAATTTTTGACCTGGCGTGGCATTTGCTTGCAAAGCTGCCATTACCGGTGTTAAAACACCTTGAACGCTTGGAAGTGCAGAACTATACACTGAAACAGTCAAATGAAAGTCTCCTTGGGCGTTTAAAACTGTATGAACTGCAATATGGCATTGTCGAGGCAGAAAATGGCAAAAAAGATTGAATTGCATGGGTCGAAACCTGGTCCTGCGTGTCCTGCCTACCACCGGCACAAAAACCGCGACCACTGCCAGAAAACGAAATGTCGCTACTACTACAACCACCGGGTATCCCCAGTCATTCCAGGGGGCGGCGAAGCCATTGAAGTGGACTATGATGAGAACCTGGATGCTCACAGTGTGAAACATCCAAAAGTATTTTTTGGTGGGAAAGAGTTCTTTGAAGAGTTTGAAGAGTGCGAGTGGCATTGTGTGAAGTACGACGAACCGTCGAAATATGTGAATCTGCCCTGGGAGTTAGAATGAACTGTTTAAATGTGGATTTCAAGATTGATGGCATTGAAAAGGTGTCTGGTGAGTTTTCTGATGAGTTTATCACCCATCTTTTTGATAACAACGAAGTTGTGGTGAGCCAGACGTATCGTGCCCGGATATTTTTGAAATTTATCAACAAGGTTTATAAAATCCATAAAAATGATTATGGCAAGAAATCTCCGGTTGATATGACCATGCAGTTTGTGCAGCACCCGAAACTGGGTGCAATGTTCCTGGTGAAAATTGGCGACCACACATACGGGTTGTGCCCGACACGTGCAAAAGAAGAATGAGTGGGTATAACGCGTTTGCAGACCCGCTTCCAATCAGGGAGCGGCTTTTTGAGTTGAGTATAGAGGAGACTGAACTGTTGAAAGAGGTGTATGCAAAGTTTGGCAGTGGCACGTTTGATACAAACGAGTTTAATGAGATTTGCTATGACCGGGGGTTGTCCGTCAGAAGACTTGATTATATCAAGTATATTCGTCGTGTTGGTAAAGACGTGCCAAAACAGGCAAAGAGGTGGGAGATCTGCCCTGAAATACTACATAGATTTGAAGAAGATTCATCAATACACTTCGAACCATATAAGATGGTTGCTCCTCCCTGTGTTCGGTATAAAGTGCATAAATGGAACCTGGTGAAGTTGGGAACCACTCTTGACGGGCGTTGGTATTATTGCAAAGTTAAGAACGTAGACAAATATGATTTTGTGATGTGTAAAGTGTCTCACATGTCAAAAAAACGCAAAGCGGTTCCTGTTTATAAGGTAGATTGGGAGAGGTGTGAAAAATGGCTGAATACACAGAAATTCGAATGAAAAATGGCAGGTTGCATAAGATTCGACCTGGTTCGTGGAAAGTTGTAGAGATTGTGGAGCCTGGATGGTATAAAATTGAAAATATCAAGCTTGCTGGAAGCCGGGGTGTGAAAGCATCGTGTGAGCGGGTGACTGAAGGGTATGTGCGGTCAGGTGACTGGATTCGGCGGCTAGAAGCAATAAACCTCTATAGGCGGGTTGAAGATGGCGAAGTATGTGGCACAACGAACCGCGAAGGGTAGAGTGCGGCGGATTCTTTTACGGTATATGAAAATTGCAGAGATCGTTGATGACGAGTGGTATCGTGTTGTGACTGCAAACCCAGAAAACAATCCAAGTTTTTGTGTGAAGCATCCAAAAACGCGGGAAGCGTATGTAAAAATTCGTGAGTGGCACAGTGGGTGCGACCGGGTGAACGCTTATACAAGAGTTGAGGAATAAAATGTCTCTTTTTGATTACGTCAAAGAAAATTATTCGTGTTATAAGGAGTGTCTTGGTTACTATTATCAAGTAGACTTGGAGTTCCACCCTGAAAAATTAGATGAAATAAATAGGTGCGATTTTGTGTTTGTGGAGTCTGACTACGCAGAACCAATAGAGGGGTGTCTCGCCACCCAATTTATGACATCTGCAGAGTATCCAGACACGCGGATGTGGCTCAGTCAGGATTATTCGTCGTATCCACAGTTGCCTCATTCTGAATGGACAGACGTTCCTACTGTAGGGTTTGTTGGTCGTGTTCCGGTGTTTAATATAAAAAACGACGAGCCCGTGCTTCACAGTGGGTTTGAACATAGACTTGCCGCTTTACAGGAACTTGAAAAATCCCGTGAAGTGTGTTCGGATTTTCATATTAGGTTTGCACCATCGGGAGATTCGTGTGGATTCTGGAACGACACGCTCCCAGATTTTAAGAAGAACGGACCTCTGTTCAAGACAAACATGTTGGCAAACCAGTACCAGGTGTGTGCCAGGGGGAACGCCAACTGGTCCCTCCGGTTCTTCGAGACCCTGGCATATGGCAGGATCCCAGTATATGTTGAGTCTGGCGGGATGACACCGGCAGACTGGTGGTATGGCAAACTCCAGGACCGGCTTGATGATTTTCCAGGGGTGTATGTGAAAGATGTCAATGACATCGAGTGGGAGATACTGAAATACCACAATTCAATCGACAGCCTTGCGGAGATGCAGGATCTCTGCCGTGTCTGGTATATTGATAACTATTCGACGCATGCCCAGGTGGCAGCGTTTGATGCCATGTTCAAGGAGTTCCGAAATGACTGAACTCTGTGCATTTTGTGGGAGTGTTTTGGATGGACACCCGGGGGAGTTGCACGACGTTGTCATAGAGGGGTCTATATTCCTGGATCTCTCTTTAGTGGGTATGAGTATAGGCAAAGGTGGGTACTGTGATTTTAGGTGCCTCTATGGGCGTCTGCAAGAACGTGTGAGTTCAATGCAGTATGGGAGTGGGGAATGACTAAAAACGAGGATGTTTCATGGATACCAAAGCCCGTAAGATGTTCGCTGAAAGAATACTCAACTGCTGAATTAGTGGCGGAATTGAGCAAGAGGGATGGTGTTGAATATGCGGATATTGAGTGCGACGATGGGGTTGCAAAAACAATTGTGATACATGGATGGGTGCGGAAATGATTGATGAGAAGATATGCCCGTTTATGAGCAAAAATAAAATCTCATACATCAATGAGGATGGCGGGGAGGAAGTTGAGTTTGCTCCTGTGATCTGCCAGAAAGAGCGATGCATGGCATGGGAATCGCATCATCCGGTGGATGAATATGATACATTTGAAGGTGGGATCTGCAGGTTGATACCATGACTAAAAATTCTGATGATTGAAGAATTGGTGGGGTGGTTCCGCAACCCCATCCTGTTATTGTTGCGGAACCTGTATGCATGCGAATGGTTCAGTTTCAGGGTAAATTCAAAGGCGTTTCAGTTTCCACATGAACAGAATTTCGATCAGACCGGAGTGTACCACGGCATCGGGTTACTGCTTCCCTTCATCTTGCCACGGCATATAGTAATTTGCAACAGGAATATAAAAAAGTTTAGTTTTTGGTCTCAAGCGACTTGAGATATGCTTCCACGTCTTTCTCCAGAATCATCGTTCCTTTTCGGTGTTCGGTAAACTGGAGTGCTCCGGAGAATATGGACTTTATGTATTCTTCTGCAAGCAGGCTGGCTTTCTCAACTGCTGATTGCTGGACCCTGAACCCCGACTTTACATGTGCGAGTCTGGTGACTGCTGCTTTTGGGAGTTCGCTTGTTCTTTTACTCATGCTCTTGTTATTTTGTAATTACGCCATATAAATTTATATTACAGTGTGAAATGTTACCTGGGATATAATGGATATAGATTTTTATGCAAAGGTGGACGAGGAACTCGCGAAAATCCCGTATTGTTCGCCCAAATGCAATTATTATATGGCGTGCCCGGTGTGTGACCGGTCTGATACAAATGCTGCGCCGTGTGTGTTGCTGATGCTGGAAGAGTCACAGCGCCGGAGGTTTGTGAACCTGTATCTCCGGGGAAGGGATGGGCTCAAGGCAGAAGCAATTGAGTTGTTATTCAACCTGGCACGGAAACTGGACCTGAAACAGAATCCTGGTGACATGATAACCTATATTGACACGATACTGAAGATTGACCGGAGTTTCAAGGTAGACACCACAAAGGTTAAGGAGACACCAAAAACCGAGAAGGAAGAAGCACCACCCAGAGTAGAAGTCACCGTCACTAAGAAGGCGAAATCTAAGGATCCCGATGAGAAGATTGTGCGAAAACTCGAGAGAGAGTTGGATAATAACCCAGAGTCTCTGTTTAATTCTCCGGTTGTGGATGAAACAAAAGCTAAACTGAAGATTGGCGACTTTAAACTCCCGAATGAGAAAAAAGTTATTTCTGTGACCGTTGATGGCATTTGCGGGGCTTTGGAAGGTTCCGAGTTCGAACCGTAGGTTGGGTTTGAGGTAAGAAGAGTGGCAGATTTAAAAATTGGACTCCATGAGAATCAAATGACTGTATATCAGTCAAAAGCCCGGTTTATTTGTTTAAATTGTGGGCGTCGGTTTGGGAAGGCGTTAGATTTGAGAACGCCGATGTTATTGAGTGATTTTACTTGGACAACAATGGGGGATTTAAAAGAAGGGGATTTTATTTTTGATGAAACCGGAACACCGGTTCGGGTTTCTTATGTGTCAGAGATATATTACGACAGACCGTGTTATAGGGTGGTTTTTAGTGACGGGAGCGAGATTGTAGCAGATGGGCAGCACGATTGGATAACTGAAGACAGATCATATAGAAAGAACATTGTTAGAAATTCAAATACAAGTAAAAAGCCAGAAAAGAGGACAACAGAACAGATAAAAGCAACACTGTATGTTAAACGCAAAGACGGAAAGGTTGAATACAACCATTCAATTCCTGTTGCGTCCCCGTTACAACATCAAGATGTCGAATTATTGCTCGACCCGTATTTGTTAGGGGTGTGGCTTGGAGATGGTGGCGCTGTTAGCGGAGAAATAACTGTAGCAGATAATCAGGTAATTAAAATTATAAATTCCAGGGGGTATGAAACCCATCAATTTTGTAATATTGGATATCGCGTTTACAACGGGAAAAAATGTAATGGGAAGTATAACGGATGGAAGAAGTCGTCTATTGCGATGGAATTGAAGGAACTTGGGTGTTTTGATAATAAACATATTCCAAGATGCTATTTTTCTTCTTCTATTGAGCAACGATTAGATCTTTTGCGTGGGCTGATGGATACAGATGGGACAATTTCAAAATCTGGGCATTGCGAATTTTGTGTTTGTAATAAGCAACTCGCTGAAGATTTTAGAGAGTTGCTTTCTACACTTGGTCAAAAGTCTACAATTTCTGAAAGCGATGCCAAATTATATGGTCGTGTTACAAGCACGCGCTATAGGGTTGCATTTACACCAACATTTAATCCATTTTATTTAGATGCGAAATCTATTAGATATAAAGGCTTTTTTAAATCTGATGTTTCCCGTAGGTTTGTTGTAGATGTTATACCTATAGAATCTGTTCCTGTTAGGTGTATATCGGTTGAAAATAAAAGCCATTTGTTTCTTGCTGGAAAGTCATTAATTCCAACACACAATACCTGGTTTGCAGCGGCAAAAGTGATAATTAAGGCACTTGAGAACCCAGATGGGATATATTGGTTGGTTTCGCCTACGTTTGCCCAGACTGATGTCATGTGGCGGATGGTCCAGAAATTGCTCCCAAAGAAGTACATAAAACAGGTTTTCCTGGGTAAAATGTGTATAGAACTGACAAATGGGGCAACAATATGGGCAAAATCTGCTGAAAAATATGATAACCTTCGTGGAGAAGGTCTTGATGGGGTGGTGCTTGATGAAGCCGCCATGATACATCCGGATGCATGGTTTAAGGTCATTAGACCGGCATTGATGGACAAACTTGGGTGGGCGATGTTTTGCACGACTCCCAGGGGGAAGAATTGGTATTACAAATTATATCAAAAAGGGGTCAAAACTCATGGATCTTACAATAAAAATTGGGAAAGTTTCACGTTTTCGTCGTATGATAACCCGTTTCTTGATCGGGAAGAATTGGGAGAAATTGTCGAAGATTTATCAGAACTTGAATATGAACAGGAAATTCTGGCAATATTTCTGTCAGATGGTGGAACTGTTTTCAAAAATATTGATGCTTGCACACGTCGTCATATTTCCTCAACCTACATACCGGGTAGAATCTATACTATGGGGGTGGATCTTGGACGACACCAAGATTTCACCGTTATTGATGTATGTGATACCGTTACAAAGGAGTTGGTATATACAGAACGGTTTAATAAGACGTCCTGGTCATATATTCGGGGGAGAATTGTCCGGGCATACAACATGTATGGACGCCCCCCGGTGTTTATGGACACCACCGGAGTCGGAGATGCTATCCAGGAAGATTTAGAGAAGGAAGGTGTGAATGTTGTTAGCTATAAATTTACCCTTGAATCAAAGAGAGAACTGGTAAAGCGGCTGTCTATAGCCTTTCACAACTGTGAGATATTTATACCTGATAATCAGTCTTTACGTGAAGAGTTGGAGTCGTTTACCTATGTGCAGACTGAGTCTGGGAACATCAAGTATGGTGCTCCGAAAGGGTATTTCGATGACCAGGTATGTGCTCTTATGCTTGCCAATTATGGCATGAATGGTGGCGTTGCACTTTGTATTGGTGGTCTTGAGGAAGAGTTGAGTCAGTATGAGTATGAACAGCGCATGAAATATGTTAAGTCTGGGATAAAGGAAGATGACATTGGGGACGATTACACCGAAGATGGAACTGTATTTGATTGGTCTGGCGATTCTATGTATGATGGCGGGAGCGGTGATTACATGGATGAGATATTTGCGGATGCGTATGGAGTTGAGGAACCAGCATACCATCGTTATAAAAGAGGGGGATATATAGAGGTATGATTACCAGATTTCTGCTGGTTCATGGAACTCTTTATACCATTTTTCAAGTGCAAATGGCATTATTTCGGAACCTACGTTACCTATAAATCCGGTTAATGGTGGTTGGAAGTTTGTTCCCCCGAGTGGGAGTTTGCGTTCCCATCTCCGGTGTTTGAATGCATATTTCATGTGGAGGTATGGAATGCTGGTCATGATGTATTTGGTTCCTCCTTCGACCCCCTGGTCAAGGTTGAGCCCATCTACAACACGCCTGTATTCTGAATGTTTTCCAAATGCTTTGAGGTGTGGACATGGGTAATGATTGAATCCTGTCGCCTCGTTTTTGACTAGGAAGTGGGTTGAACTTACCATATCCATGATTGGGAAATAAATCCCAAAGTTTGGTGGAATTGTCCGGAGTTCATAATTTATGAACTGTGTCATTGGAATTGATGGGAACTCATCAATGTCAAGATGGATTACCCAGTCGCACCCGGCTCTGTATGCAAGTGTGAGGTGGGTGTTTATTTTTTCACTTTCTGCCCAGGTTTCTTCAAAATAGTTTTCGTGGGGATCTTCTGAATTCACAGTGTGAATTTTTGCAGTTGGGTGGGTGTATTGCTCACATAAGAGGTTTGAATTGTCAGTAGACCCGTCATTAAGCAGGAAAATGTGATCTACTGATAGGAACTGAAGCATGTTGAGCCACTGTGGGAGTAGGTGCCGTTCGTTCCAGTACTTTGCGAGGATCCCGACTTTGTACATATTTAAGCGTTGGTCCCGCGTGACAAATTAATATTCCTGGTAAAATGGGGTAATATTTTTAATAATTGCAGCACTGTTTTAATAAGAGGCAGGTAATGGCTGGGAAAATATCCGGGGCACCCATAAAAGAGCGAAAAATATATGAGCAATTGGATCGGGTGCCATCGGAACAACTAACAGATATACTCTTAAAGGCGTTTTCTGCCCATGAGGGGTTCACTCTCCCCATACCATCGTCAATATCGACAAACTACGAGCCAGATATTGTGGACGCGCGAAAGTGGGATGAGTTTGTTGAGTGGGAGCGGGCAATTCACCCGATATCTAATTATTACAATACTCTTGGTATAGCACGCCCATATTTTTCAAAGGCGGCCAACGACGTGTTGGCATCCACGCCATATTATGCAATATGCGAGAAGTCGATATGCGATTATATGGCTGCCCTTGAATTTGGGGTATATGACCGCGACAACCAGCATGTTGCTGATATGGACGATTTTCTTGATTATCCAGGCCCACACCGGACATTTGGGGATGTGACAAAGAAATACCTGCCTGACCTCACCCGGTATGATGCTGCGGTGATGGTTAAGACTTTTAATAGGAAGGGGAAATGTGTTGAGTTTGATTCATACCTTGGCACTGAGTTTTGGAAAGAGATTGACCGAGTGCCTGTTGGCATTAACCTTGGACATTTGCCAGCGGCACGCCAGATTGGTTATTATTCACACGGACATGTGCAGCGATATTGGCAGAGGTCTCGAACCGGGGTTTACGTATCATTTCAACCTGATGAAATTGCTTATATGTCGATGTATCCTCGGAATGATACAATATACGGCACTGATTGGATATCGTGTCTTAAAGCGCCTATACAATATCTCATAGATTCTACCCGTGCAGCAGGCAAGACGTTTCAGAATGGTGTTGTTCCGTCTCTTGTCTATAAACACCCACAAATTACCGATAGAAAGCAGTTAATGCAGCGGCTTGCCGATTTGAAAGCAAATAACCAGGGCCCAATGAAGTTTGGTGGAACCATGCATCTGGTAAAGGACGAAGAGGTAGAGACGCTTTCGCACAAACTCCATGATATGGAATGGCTTGAAGGCCAGAAGTTTATGGCACAGCTGGTCTGGTCGATGTGGGGGTTCCAGCCCCAGGAGTTTGTTGGTGAGTCTGTAAACCGTGCAACGGCATATGTGAGTCGTAACATCACCAAATCGAAGATGTTATACCCGATTATGAAATATCTCGAGGTGGTGTTCACCCGGGAGATTCTGCCGTATTGTGAGGGGTATGAGAAGGGTATGCGGTTTAAGTTTGAGGTGGAGCAGGATCTTGATGATACAATGAAGGTTGCTGAAACGAAACTTGCCCAGTCCCAGGCAGCAAAAACGATGTTTGAGATGGGGATTAAGAATCGTGATGCAGCCAGGCTGGCCGGGCTTACAAAGGAACATGATGTGGTAGAGTTCGAGGACATATCGGTCCAGGACTTGAACCAGTCACAAATGCTTGAAGGTGGGAAACCATCGGAACCGAACCGGGGAAGGAAGACACAACAATCCGGTCCTGACAAGGGGAAAGGTGGTAAAGATAAGATTAAGTTTGGAGATAAGGAAGAACGGTCTGCCGGGATAAAGAAGGCAACCACTGAAATCCGGTTGATTGGTGATGATGGGGCAGAAGTGACAATTGTTCCTGCTGGCCCGAGTGTGAGTACAAATAAGAAAGGGTGTGCATCTGAAGTTGCCCGGGGCATCATTAAAGAGGTCCGGGCAATTACGCACCACCGGTGGGATAAAATGCGGGACCCGTGTGTGTGGGACGGTGCTGTGGCAAAGGCTGTAGAAGATTTTGGACTTGTAGTATTTATGGGAGAGTAATATGGCGCAGGATGAAGCAATTTTAGTGGATGATAAAGGAGAGCCGATTGGAACAATAAAAAACCCGTTGTATATACAAACCGTTTCTATGCCGGTTGAAACAGGCGAGGAGGATGACTGATGGCAGAACGTACTGTTATATTAATTGACACAAATGGAAATCCAGTAGGTATTGAAGGAAATCCGCTGTTTGCGGTAGCATCTGGTGGTGGGTCTGGGATTGTTGTAGCATCAACACCTCCGGATAATCCATCGAGTGATACATTCTGGCTTGATAGTGTAACGACTGGATTATATCACTGGAATGAAGTTACAGAGACATGGGACCAGATTGGTGGTGGAGGAACTACTGGTGGTATTGGAGCAGTTCTTCCTGTTAATCAGAATTGTCTTGTTTCGTGGTATGATTCTAATGGCGGATATGTAAAGAATGCTGGTAAAGATGCATATGTTCCGTATGGTTTGTTTATAAGACATCCATATGGGGCGTTGATTGATAAATACAAACTCAAATTGTATGGTGCTCCTGATACTGGAACATATGGTGGGGTTGTTGATGTTCGTACATATATGTGTGCGGGGCATTCTGGGGAGTATTATGGATATGATAGGCCGGGAATTGGGTTTGTATGTAATCTTATAGATGGGGTGGATTCGTCTCAGTTTGGTGGAGGATTTTTAATATGTGGTGCTGGTTCTGCTGGTGATTTTGGAAGTAGTTCCCCAGACCCGAGAATTGCGATTGCTCTTAAGACTCGCGATTCTTCTGTAGTATACGAACCAGTTAGAATATATTCTGATTTGAAACTCCGGGCACCATATGGAATCATTGCAAAAGATGTGAATATCAATTCAGGGGAAACTTATAAAGTTAATGGGGTTCCCCATACGCATGCGTATTTGCCTCTTTCTGGTGGTGAATTATCAGGCGATTTGTCTTTAGGTGGGCACCGGATTGCAAATGTTGCATCTCCAATAGATTCGAATGATGTTGTAAATCTTGGGTATGTATCTGGGATTGCATCTGGAATTATAAATAAAGACCCGGTTTTAGATGTTGTCGCTGTTCTTCCGAGTGAGGGTCTTACTTCCGGAGATCGTTATGTATACACCGTTGACAATTCAATTGCAACGTGGAATGGGAGTTCTTGGGAATATGAAACTCCGTCTACAGGGTGGACGGTTGCAAATTTGAATGACGGGTTTTCATATAATTTTAATGGGAGTTCCTGGGTTCGACTTGCTGGTGCATCAAATCATTCTACATTACAGAATTTGTCTTTAGATACACATTTGCAATATGTGCATTTATCTAATGCAAGAACGATTTCGGCAGCACATACGTTTTCGAATTCGACTGTGCCGTTTTATGTGGATTCAGACGAACAGGTTGAAAATTTAAATGCAAATTATTTGCAAGGATATTCCGCTGCAAATTTCGCAAATGCTTCGCATGGGCACAATCTTGTAGATTTGCTTGATGTTGTGGTTGCGTCTCCTACTGATGGTCAGGTTATAACATATTCTGAAGATTTGGAGAAGTATATCAATGCAGACCCGGTTGGGGCATTGGTTATAAATCCAAACCACGAATTTGCAGATGTTGCAGAACGAGATGCGTATTTTGATGTTTTCCCGGATGAACTTGTTGATGAAGTTCTTGTTATTGTGGGGTCGGTATATCAGCAGTATGATTTGAGTACAACTGCGTGGAAAGATAGAACTGCAATTGTCAGGGGGCCGAAAGGACTTGATGGCAGGGACGGTGTGGATGGTGCAACCGGACCACAAGGTATACAGGGAATACAGGGACCACAGGGAGTGCAGGGAGAACAAGGAGTAGCTGGTGCTCCTGGCACGAATATCGTAATGCGGGGGTCTGTTGCAACTGTTGGTGATTTGCCAATAACTGCAGCATCTTGGGATGGATATTATTGTGAAGCCGATACTGATTGTTATGTATATGTTGATGGCTCTTGGGTGAATGTTGGCCCGATAGTTGGTCCAATGGGGCCACAGGGAATACAGGGACCACAGGGAATACAGGGACCACAGGGGTTGCCTGGTGAGAAGGGAGACAAAGGAGATACTGGTGAGCCTGGCCCACGTGGACCACAGGGACCACAGGGTATACCGGGTCTTGGTTCTGAAGCCTGGGGAGATCAGGTTGAAGGGATTGTAGATGCCCCCCCGGTTAATTTTGATACTAATGACCGGTTTGTAGTATCGTTGACGCCGACTGCTGGAAGCGTGTTTGAGGGGCATGCAAATTCCATTGCTACGTATATTGGTGGAGGCGAATGGGATTTTACTGCTCCTGAAATGGGATGGGCTGTGTTTGATTTCCACCAGGAGATTCCAATATATTTTGATGGAACACAATGGAAAGAACTTAAGGCTGCAGTCGGGTCTGCATCATTTTCTAATATAACCGGGCAGGTTTCTGATAACGCGGCATTATCTGAAGCGTTTGCTGGTAAATCGAGTGTTTTACATACACATGTTGCATCTGAAGACTTGGATGATGTTCTGTTATCTGATATCTCTGGTGGAGATTTATGGTATTACAATGCAACCACTGAAAAATGGCAGAATCTTGGTGCTGGAACGAATGGATATTATCTGAAATCGAATGGTCCCGGGCAACCACCATCATATGAAAATCCTCTTGCAGGGTTCTCTGGTGTGCAGTTTAAAGGGGTTATTGATTGTTCCACGAATCCAAATTATCCTGCCGCTACTGCTGGCGATATGTATATTGTGTCTGCTGCTGGTAAAATTGGAGGAAGTGATGGGGTTAGTGTATCTGAAAAAGACATGCTGATTTGCATCTCGACAACGGCTGCGGGAGACCATGCAACGGTTGGTGCAAATTGGTCTGTGATTGTAAGTTCATCTGGAACTGGGGTTGCTGGTCCTGGTGTTGCTGTTGCAAACAATTTTGCAGCGTTTGATGGAACTACAGGTCAGGTAATAAAAGACAGTGGGTATGGATATTCATCGTTTCAACCAGTGAATGTGAATTTAACTACAATTGCAGGGCTGTCTGGAACATCTGGGTTTCTGAAACGGGTCGCTGGAAATTGGGTTCTTGATACTACAACGTATTTGACTGATATTCCAATTGCAACAAAAACCAGTCTCGGCGGAGTAATTGCAGGTTCCGGGATGATTATAACTGCAAGTGGCAGAATTGATGTAACAGCACCGCCACCTGCGTCGTGGACGAATGTAGTTATTGGAGCGGCTGGTGTTGCTGCTGCTCCAACAAACACTTATACAATTAAGACTAATGTCTCATTTGAAGGGGTAATTTACCCAGGAATGGGACTGAAATATAACATTGGGGGTGTGTATTATTATGCAGTCGTGACAGCAATATCCGGGGTTGCAATTGTAATTGCTGGTGCTCCGTTGAGCGGCAATTTGATTGAGTTGTATTATGCTGATGCGAACAGGAATGCTCATGTTGATTTTTATATTAATGGCGGGTTTAATGTTGTCGCTGAAAATAACATGCTTAAAGAATACAACAAGACCCGGTTCCGGTGGCAATTAAGTGAGGCTCGGCTTGTGAGAGTTTCACATTGTTGTAATTTGATAGACAGTGGTGCAGCACAACCTCAGGTGAACATTAGTGTAAATGGTGTAAATGTGTGTAGTTCCAATTCTGGTGCTGGCAGGCCGGTTGTAAATGATGCCTGGGCTGATAGTGTGGTCGATATTAATACGACTTCGTATGTTGTAAGATATGGAGATGAAATTGAGATTACTACAACTGTTGGTGGAAATGGGGATGCGGAATGTTTGACAGTTAGTGGCACATTGGTGTTAATATGAGACGAATTAGAAGATTTGGTGTGGTATTGCCATACTCGTCAAATCGAGTGCGAATTTTTGATTGTGTGAATGTATTGGATGGTGGTGTTGCTATTTACAGCACATCGCCATTTTATAATGATTTCGGAGTATTGGATGGTGGTGTTGCTATTTACAGCACATCGCCATTTTATAATGATTTCGGAGTATCGGATTCGGTTGTGATTACACAGAGTTGATAAAATGAGTGATTGTAGAAAGATTGCAATTAATGGATATGTAACTATCAAAAATGGAAATAAAATAATTGTAGATAGAGGCAAAAACGCTATTGTGAGGCAAGGCATGCGGCATATTGTGGGGTGTATGACATATAATATGCTGTGTGTGCAACAGACAAGCTACTCTAGTCCTACACATTTTTATGGTGCTGCAAATGCTCCGTATATGCGATTTGGAAAAGGTGGACTGGCATCTACAACACAACTTATGGATACTTTGGTATTGGAAATTCCAACTGGGCATAATACGTTTGCTAATGTAGGTGCAATTTCAAGTAAGAATGGTGGGAATAATATATTTACTAAATTTGTGGCATCGTGGAATGCCGGGGTTCTCAATTCTCAATTAATTGATGAACAGCAATTAAGTGAATTAGGGATATTTTTTGGGTTGTTTGATAAGTTTGGAGTGGGCGACTATATTGAATATGTATCTAACACGACATTGAACAAAGCAGAGATTTTGTTTTCGCGATTTAGTTTGGGCGATGCGGCGTTTGTTCCAGATTCTAGTAAACCCGTTTTAGTGGAATGGGAATTTGGGTGGGAGTTTATATGATTGTAGAGGGGTCAGTTATATTAAATCAGTGTGGCAATAAATTAAAACTAAAAAATCATCTTACTGCAAATGTTGCTAAGTTTCTATTTAGAATGCTGTTTTTGTCTTATGTCTCTCCCGGCGGTAATACTACTGGGGTTATTTGTTTAATGAAAACGTTTAAAATTGCACTTGGATCTGGAACTACTCAAGTTCCATTATCGACATTAACTGCGTTGCAATCACAACGATGTGAAATGGGTGGCAGCAATACAATATCAGGTGATTATGCAATCGCAGCCCCATTTTGTGCTAAGTATAGCGCACAGATAACTGCAACTGCGTTGTGTTCTGCATTTGCTGGTGTTACAATATCTACGATTATACAAGATGTAATTGCAATACAATCAGATCCACCGGGATCTCCGGTTACTGGTGATAAATATATTGTTGCCAGCCCGGCTACTGGCGATTGGACTGGCAATGAAACCAAGGTTGCCACATATAATGGAGCAACCTGGGATTTTGTAACTCCTGATACAAGTTACGCTGCAAGTGTGACTGGAACACCGCGTGTTCCATACAGATTTGATGGAACATCATGGATAGAAATTACAACTCGGTGCCGCGAGCTTGGATTATTTACATATGGGACTACATATTCAGATGCATATGCGGTTAGTATTGTTGGTGGATTCACCCATGGGAATGCGTATTTTCTTGCAGCGTATTTATCTGCGAATGGCGAATCTCCAGATTTTGATGCTGATTATATAGACATTTGTAAATCGCTTGCTGTTGAATGGACACTGTCAGTTGTGTTTGCTGGTGATGAATAATGCATTTTAAACACATTTATATAAATAAAACCGACTGGGTTCCCAGACAATATTTGGATGATGGGCGGTCTCGGTATGTTCATGTTAAAAATGAAGCATATCTTGCTTGGATTGCAGATGGAAATGTTCCAGAAGTGATTCCATGGGAAGAACCTCCCATGAATATAATTGTGGAAGACCCGTGGGAGTCTATCCGAAGTTCCCGCAATGCATTGCTACGGGAATCGGATTGGACACAACTGCCGGATGTTGCATTAAATAAAGCAACAGTAAAATTGTGGCAGGCATACAGGCAGGCGTTACGAGATATTACATTGCAACCAGATCCGAAAAATATCGTGTGGCCGGAATCGCCACAATAACCTCTATTCTTTATATTCTTTTACTGACAACCAGTATATATGGTTAAGTTGTCAACGCGGTGGACAAATAGCCCGGACTGTTATGCATATCACATGTTAAACAAGTCCCGCATCATAAATGCCTTCTATGGGCTGTATGGCGGGAAAGAAATCTCGTTTAAGCATTTGTCCGGGCTTATAATCAAAAAAGAATGGTGTGAACCAGAACATGGAGACTTCCCGAATTACAAGTTTGTTTACGATTTGTCAAAAGCATACCTGGCATATGCACAAAATCTGGACAAGCCTGTAGCAGAAGGGATCGTGTATGAGAACCTGGTGAGATACCTGGCAAGCCTTGCGAAGCAAGATCCTGCATACTATACCAGATTTAATGGGATACTTTTCAGAATTCTCCATGATTACACCAGGGGTAAAATATCTACTGAACCTGGGCAGAATCTGGAGTATATTAAATTCCTTGTGAGCTGGTGGGACTGTTATGATGGGCGGGAACGCAATCACGAGATTTACAGAAAGTTCCTCGACCATATTGTTGAAAAGTATTCCAGTGTGGATTTTTATACAAAATCGATTGATTTCTGCCTGAACTGGGTGGGGGAACACCAGATGGAGTTTGTGTACTCAGATGATATGAATCCAAAAAAATGGTATGGGAATTGCGGTGTAGGATTCGTAGACAACCTAACCATGGCCGGGAGCGGTTAAGATGCGACCCGATTTTGATTTCCGTGCGTTTTTATACGGGTTCTTTTGGGGCATTTTATGTGGGGCAATTGTAATCGTTGTGGGCAGGATGTGGGAGTGTATAGCATGACACAAAAACTGCCAGAACTTACGTGTGAGTTTGAAAATGTGGTTATTGTGTGGTCTGTTGTCATTGGCGGTATTATTGGTGTGATTATAGGATTTTTTGTAGGAATGGTGATTTAACATGGCAAAAGGACCAAAACCACCAAAAGGCGGGAACGGCCCAGTCCCAAGAGGCAAGAGAGCCCCACCAACCAACCCCCCCGTGTCACAACCAGGGCGGATTACTGCAGATGAAATGTATCGTTCCAACAATATGTACAAGGATATGATGTGGAAACCCGGTCAGGTAAAGACTCCGGAAGATATGGTTGTGAATGAGAAGTTCCTTGAACAGTTGGAATTATTGAAAGCATTTGCAGATATAAAGATTGAATCCGGGGTACTTGAGAAATACCAGACGGTATATAGCGGGCACGAGACATATGAAGAGTGCATGCAGATAAGTGCCGATAGCAACACCATGGTTTTGCTTGAGGCTCTCACCAAGGCGATTGAGTTCTCGGATATGGATGACCCCTATGATAGAGGGTTCGTGAACCTCATCAAGATAATAGTGAGCCTCTATAATGGCAATCCGTATACGCGGGATAGAATTGGTTGGTTCATGTGGCTTGTTGCAAAGCACATTTCGCCAAACTGTTATTTCCCTTTAAGTCTTGAATTATACTATGATCCGAGACTCTGGCACAGGCCCGGACAAAATCCAAGACCACCTCTCAAAATCCCGGAGTCCGTTGCTTTTGACGGGAGCGGTCAAGATTTCGGGCCAGAGGACGATATCTGGAGTTGCGAGCTCCCCGATTCCAGATAGAGAGAACGAACTGATTACTGCAGAAGCAATGGAAAAAGCTATTCCATTGTTTCTCCGTATACCTATTTTGCATACAGACCATTCAGAACGTCCTGCTGGGTTCGTAACAGAATGTCGTGTGGTAAAGGCTGGGGATCCGATACTTTGCACAAACCATCCCGATTATGACCCGCATGCGAAGATTGGTGACACATATTTCAAAGCCAAGATACCAGAAGACGGGGATACCGATGATATCTGGGAGAAGATACAGAAAGGGCATTACAACAAGATATCTATCTATGGTGTCCGGACAATGGCATCAGATGAGTGTAAACTTGCCCCACACCAACGGGTATCTCCGTGTGTGACGAAAGCAATCCGGCTTTGGTCATTTTCTTTGGTCGGCGACAATGCCATTAACCCGGGATCATATATAAAAGTTGCAAAGGCATTTTCTCCTGATTTGTGTGATGGATTCGAAGCAAATACAGTAGAATTAATAAAGGCTGCTTTCCCTGATGTTAGTATGGCTCCTAATGCTGATCAGCAGGACCAGGACTATTCAGGCGACATTGATGAATCTGTCAAGACGGCAGATGTAGTTACGAAGTCTGAATTAGACCCCGTTGTCCAGGATGTTACCCTCATGAAGGGGGAACTGGCAGATGTTAAAACTGGCGTAGACAAGATCCTCGATTTCATCTCAAAGTCGAGCCAGGATGCAACATCTGGAGATACCGCACCTGAACCTGCGGTTGAGTATATTACCAAGGCCAATCTGGAGACGACTCTTGATTTAATTGTAAAGGCAAAGATTGACCTTGCCGTTGCAGAAGTCAAGAAGGCGTATGATGAGAGGTTTGCTGCAATGGAAAAGCAGATGGAAGCGTTTGGTAGCGAGACTATCAAGAAGGGCGGTCACGTTGTCATTCTCGATAGCGATGGTAATTCGCTTGGCGGGATGGATAACTCGTTCTTATCTAATCTTGATGCACTGGAGGCTTAAACATGTCATTCAGAGTTGGTCACAGCGTTGACGGCGACGTAATTTCAAAAGCCTCGTTTGGTGGCTATGGTATGTCTGGTCTGTTCGAACAGGCAGGACTTGTTGGAGAAGCCATGTGGGCCGGGATTCCGGACGGAACCCCCATTGGCGTGCAGCAGCTGAAGATACAGCAGAATGCGTTTAAGAAAGCAAAGATTGCGGGGAAGCAGATTGCACTCATGCCGATGCTCCCGCCTATCCAGGACCAGTTTGTCAAGAAGGCTATCTTCTGCGACTCGTTCATGGATGCGGATGAAGTTTCTCATCTGCGGAAAGCCTACAAAGAAGAAATGGATAAGATGACCCGCCAGTATCTGGATAAGGTCATTTCAAAAGCAGACACCACTGAATCTAACCTGATGCACGTCATTGCAGATGAGCAGGTTACGTATCTGTATAAACGTCCATACCCGTTCCAGTCGCTCATTCCTGTTGAAGCAAACAAAGGAAAATGGGCTGCATGGGATGTCATTGGTCCATACGATATCACCAGTGCATACTTCGGTACCGAAGATCCGGATCTGACTGAAACCAACATGAAGGCTTACAACCGGTTTGACCGGATTAAGTACATGTATACTGTTGGTCGTCTAACCAAGGCTGCCCAGTTAGCAGGACTTACCCAGATCCCTGCCCGTGACCTTCGTGCTATCCGTGTTGATATGGCACAGGATGCAATGAGAGCGCTAAGAGAGCGTTCAATGCTTGGTGTGACTAGAAACTTGCAGAGTGTATCAAACACCTTTGAGAATGCAGGACCACTCGAGTACCCGGGACTTGCAGAAATCATCCGGACTAACACCGGTAATGGCAATCTGAAAGACAAGACCTGGATTGACGGGTCCGAGGTCGGTGGGATCAAGACGTTCACTGACATCAACTTCTATCTTGATGAAGTCTATTCCAAGATGGTTCTCTATGGAATGCGCCCGAACCTTGCAATCTGTGACTACAAGACCTTTGGTCTCATCCGGCGTGGCATGACTGACTTCATCCGATACATTGGAGAACCTGTCAAGACTCTGGTGCCTGGTGTTTCAAAGATTGACCTGGTATTCCCGAACGAGGGAGCACTGCCACTTGTTCCGCACCCGTTCATGTCAATGGTTGCAGGAAACAACGGAGCAATCATGCTTGCTGACACCCGTCTGCTTGCACGGAGAGTTCTCTGGCAGGACACCTATGAACAGTTAGCAAATATCAATACCTCTGATAAGTTTGTCATCTCGTCTGCAGAGACCCTGATTGATAAGTCTGGTATTACTGAAGCAGATTCCCTGCATGGCGGTCTGTTTGGTATTACCATCAAAGGGAGGGTGTAAACATGGCACAGATTGAAGGGTATAACACGTTCAAGGTTGTTGGATACCCGGAGAACTTTGCAGTCGCAAGCAAGGCTGCACAGAACGATTACGTTCTGTTTAATGACCCGATGGTTCTCATTCAGTCAATCTATACTGATGACGGTGGTGAAGAGACGTTCCTTGCTGCAGCAATCACTGTTGCATCAATTGGCGAGGCTGATACGACCATTACGTATTCATCCGGGTCTGGTGTTCCCCGTCTCAAGGGAGATTACCTACTGAAGGTTGACCAGGAACTCATCCATGTCAAGGCTGATACCGATGAGACTGCAGATACCGGAACTCTGACTGTGGTTCGTGCTGCATTTGGCACTGAAGTTGCCTCACATGAGGCGGGCAGTGCATATCTCCAGAACTGTATCAAGCTCGACAAGGATTCTACTGGGGATGTCAAGATTCTGTATAAGAGTCTCCCGATGTTCCGCGATGGGCTGAACATGAGCACTGAAGCCATCAATCGGATGTCTACTGTAAATCCGAATAAAATCTATGGGTCGGAATACCCTACCGCATAGATTTTAATTATATGGGCCGGAATACCCCGTCTCACAAATTTTTTTAATGTTTCAAAGTAGAGTACGTAATATGGCAGGATTTGACGATTCTGTGTTTGAGAAACCTCTCGATGCAGAAACGAAGACCCGCAAACCTGGAATACGGGGATGGGTCACTGAAAAGATGGATGCAATTAAATGCTGTTTTCGTGATGGATGTAGAAAATGAAGGTTGTTGCACTGGTTATTTTGGCACTGCTCGTGTCACATGCACTTGCTGCAACTGCAACTACATCATTCACAGTCCAGGCCCTTGGGTCTGTTCACAAGACATCTGAACACACCTGGATGTCTGGTATTGATAACGAGTCCCTTAGTGGGTCTTCAGGGAGTGTTCTTGTGACAGCACCAGGGGAGGTCAAGTACCAGACCAAGGACCACATCGACGCAAGAACCGGGAACTTCTACAACCAGACCGGGTATGCAGAATTCACAGCCGGGGGCGTATTTGAAGAGTCTGCTGCTATGGACAATTCAGATCCATATCAGTCTGTGGTTGCTACCCATAGTGGGTTTATGCAGGCTGCCCAGGTTGATACCGCCAAGTTTGTGGATAATGCAGACATGTCCATAGGACAACAGGCTGCCTGGGATGGTGCTGGATTATATCAGCGTGATGTTGCGTATACAGTTGTCCAAGAACGCGAAAGTATGGGGCACATATACAAATTCAGAACTGATACCAGGTCTCATGAGTTTGTAGGTACAAATGTATCTGGTGGTGCCATTGCAAGGCCAGAGTTTGAGTTTATTGATTTCTCTGACTCGTTTATTGTAAACGACACTGCACTTCAAGTAAACGCGACGAACACAACATCTGACATTGTATCAGAACATACAGGAGTTATGTAATGATTGAACTAAACGCAATTATACTGGCAATTCTTGCCGGTATATCTTATTCCCTGTATTGGTATGTGAACAAAGTTCTTGACCCCACAACTCCGGTTAAGTGGAACGATATCGATCCATATCCGGTGGTTGCCACTGCCCTTGTCGGAGCCTTCATTGGAGCCTTCATGTTCTTCTCGAATGTGGAGATAACCCAGGTATCCTTTGAGGCACAGTTCCTGGCATACGGGGCCCTTGTGGCGATTGTGGAGAGAGGTATCAGAACAGTTGTGAGATTAATGAAAGACAGAGGGATCATATGAGTGAAGAGATTGAAACTATGATGAAGGCCCCGGTGAAGACTGGTGGTCGGAGTGGCCCGGTCCCCCATAATGTTCTCCAGGAGTTTCTGGATGGGTGTGGGTATACCAGGCCAATCAAATCAAAGATTGTTGACCTGGTGCAGAAGAACAACAGGAAAGGTATTTACGAGTATACAATTGATTTTGTACCTGGAACGCCTGTGAAAGTAGAAGGCGGGAGATTCGTGAAGTAACATGTATCATGAGACCTATCACCCGGTAAATGCAGAGACGCTCAAGTTTGCACTCGATAACAAGAGTTACAGTGACGAAGAACGGGCATTCATCGCAGAGGAAGTTGCAAAAGCAAATGCAGGCAAAGTCCGGAACTTCAAAGTCATTCTTCCATCCGGGGAATTTTTAGAATTCCAGAACGGAATTTTCATTGGTGGCCGTGCAGACGGTCAGTAAAATCCCGGCACCCTTTTTTATTTTAGTCTCGTTATTACTGGTATTGTATTTCTTTCCAGGGGGAATATATGCTAGAAGAATCCACGAAAGTCATTATTGAAAATATCGATGAGTTGTGTGATATCGCCCACAAATGCACAGCAGAGGAAACGCTTACGCGAATCCAGGTTGAGCAAGGCAAGTTTGGTGAGAATATCATTCATCTGTCAGCTTGTTTTGAAAAACTTTCTGCGCAGTTACAGGAACAAAACAAGAATCTGTTGGCATATATTGAATCCAGTAATGAACGGATGAGAATACTCGAATCTACAGTGAACGAACATGCTCGCTGGTCCAAGTGTTCGAAAGAGAAACAGATTATAGAACTCGCCGCAGACATTACAAACATTAAAATGACTCTTGCTTCGATGGGTGGCGAGTCAAAATGGGTTGACCGGGCAATAAATATCGGCCAGGCTATTTTGATTGCAGTTATGGTGGTTCTTGCCACATGGTTTATGAAAGGAGGTGCAATAACGTAACATGGCATACGTTTCTATTCTTGATGTCGAGGCATTCACCGGATTTGGCGCTGAAGACATGAAACAGGGTTCCCTTACGATGACCGCGTCGCAATGGGAAGATTATTGCACAAACGATCTTATACCACGGGTTGAACAGCTTGTCAACCGGTATTGTGGTGTTGCATCGTTTGATGAGCACACAAAGATAGAATACCGGAGTTCTCCTGGTGACATTGATTACATGGACAATTACATGTCCTGGATGACCCCCGGCGGGCCGGGGCTTGTGACCCACGAAGAGATTGAATTTATGTTGACTGAACCGTGTATATCGGTTGCAGGCGTGGCAATAAAGGACAATCAGTGGGCCGAGTCTTGGGAGAACTTGACTGAGGTAAGTGCAACCCAGGGAGACTGGTTCAGTGTAACCCAAGATGAAATCACCCGGATATACATGAGGAAGATCCCGCCAAGAGGGAAGGGAAACATCCGGTTTACGTATCAGGCCGGGTATCCTGCAGACTCCCCAGAGTTCAGGGAGATTCAACTTATCGTGCTCCGGATAATCAGAATAAACCTGGAAGAGAAATTGAAGTTCCAGCAGGCGGGCACTGTGCGGAATGTCGGAGTCCGGGACTACATGGAGATGTATGATATCAACAAGCAGGGGCACAAAGATGTGTATTATATCCCGGAAGACATTTGTCGGGAGTTAAACAAATATAGGCGCCTCATGCTTTCACAAGGGGTTTAAAGATGGCACTCCCGCGCGAACCGGCATATACCCCATATTCCGGGATTGTTGTTGCTTCCCCATCTTCTCCCCATGGTTCCCATACATTTCGTTCTGCAGCCAACTTTGACAAAATTGTGACTGGTCTTGAACAGTTGGTGATAGATCACTCGAACCTGATTGGAGACATCGCATATATCAAAGAGTGGTGGGAAGACCCCGCGGTTGTGGGAGAAGGCGAAGAATTTCCGTGTTTCTACATTCTCCCGCTGTTTATTGCAGCACCGAGGTCGTCTGCACTCTACAAAGCAGATGAAGACAAGTTATACAATGCAAAGCCATATATCGGCGACCCGCTTGCAAAAGGGGTATACCCGATAACCGTTATGGCGTATTACAAGTACCTCGATGTAAGAACCCCGGTTACGGATGTCCGGAACTGGGCCTGGAACTACTGGGATATACTGATGCAGGACAAGGCAGCGTATGCATTGCCTGGTGGGATACAGGCAATGACTCCTCGCATCGGCTGGCACATCTCAAGTACAAACTATATTATTTTGTGGTGGAGTTTACAGTTGCAGGTGACTGCAATCCTGTAAAATTCACTTAAATTTTTATTCGTTGATTGCCTGGTTTTAATTGCTAGGTTGATCAACTATGGCAGATGCATACAACAACCGTAGAGCATTCTTCGCGAACTACGGCACGATGACTCTGGTGATTGCCGACGATACTGGCGCCGACAGCACAGAAGTCAAAGTTGCAGCATTAAAAGGGATTTCGATTACCCCGAAATTCGAGCATGTGACTTTATTTGGTATGGAGCGTGTAACCAGGGCGGCGATTGCAAAACATTCTCTTGCGGTTGATGTGTCAATTGAAGTCGCCATGTGGGATCCGGAGTCTGATATTATTCTCCAGGGAGTTCTGCTTGGACACGAATCTTCGGACGACATTACCGAAGACCTCATCAACAACTCAGAATGGAAAAACAAAGTGGCCCGGTTTAATATCACTATGGAGATGCTGGATACTGATGGAGAAAAGACTGTCACTCTGCGTGCAGAAGATGTGTATTTCGAGTCTGTTCCGTATGAGATGAAAGAAAACGAATTCATTTCCCGTAACCTTACCGGCACCGGGGCTTCAGTGAGTGTGACATAAAGAGGTGACAAAAGATGGCAGATACTTATGAAGGTCGTAGTGCATTCTTTGCAAACTATGGCTCAATGACCATGACTGTTGCTTCCTATAAAAACTATACGGACCCGAACGGGACCGCGACTGTAGAAGTTGCAGCACTGAAAGGAATTTCAATCACACCTAAGTTTGAACACGTAACTCTCTATGGTATGGAGCGTGTAACCAGGGCTGCAGTCGCAAAACACTCACTCAATGTCGATGTGAGTGTTGAAGTTGCAATGTGGAACCCGGACTCTGACCATATCCTGAAAGGAGTTCTCCTTGGTCGGTATGACCCTGCTTCTGCGGTTAATAAGGCCAACATCAACGACCCCCGGTGGAAGAACAAGGTGGCACGGTTTGATATCTCAATGGAGATGATTGAGACCGATGCACTGCGTAAAGTGGTGCTTGTGGCGTCTGACGTCTACTTTGAGTCCGTTCCATATGAGATGAAAGAGAACGAGTTTATCTCACGTAACCTATCTGGAACTGGAAAGTCTGTGTATGTTACGACATACAAGCGGGCAACCACTTCAGACCAATGGGTGAAGGTATAATCAAACCACCAAATTCTTTTTTATTAAAACTGCCATGTATCTAGTGTATGGCAGAAAAGAAAGACCTGCTTTCAAGATTGAAGGATCTTGAATTGAAAGAACTTGAAGGAAACGAGACCGTCCAGAAGATTCTGGAAAATGCCAAAGAACGGGCTCTAATATTCGACCTTGTTGGTGAACCGGTGCGGGTTGTTTGTGCTTTCCCCCGCGAGGTCCGGTATTTCTATGAGAAGAACCGGAACCGGTCTGACAAGGACAAACTAAAATTCGAAGACGTTGAGCACGATGCCTACGATATTATGGCAAAATTGTGTCTTGATGCACCGTTCAACACCCCTGCGTTCTGGGAATATTTTGATACCCACACTGGCATGTTCTGGGGAACATTCAACGCAATATACCAGGGTATTGAGAAGAACGAAGAGAAGATTGGTGACTTTCGCAAGAAGTAATGAAGGCAAGTTTCTCTTTATGAAATGCAAGATGTTCCGGCGAACTCCGTCCGGGGAATGGCCCTGTGACATAGTTGAAGACATCTTCATCAGCGAATCGATTAAGGAATATAACCGGGAAATTGCAGCAGCACAAAAGAAGAAGGAATGAGCATGGCACGGAACACTCCCTCACGAGACCAGATAGCACGCGATATATTCGGGCGGAATTTCTCCGCACTTGAACTTGACCAGAAACAATATGTAACCAAGCTTCTTGGAGTGTTATACAACGCGTCCCGCCAGGGAGGGGACCCGTCCAGACTCCTTTCCACTGCTGCAATGAATGAGACTGTAAAGATAGTCAAACAGTTAAAAGAGATTGCAACGAATCCCGGCGATGTAATCTCACTTCCAAACGGCGTATACCAGGACGCAGCCAGGGTCATACACTACCAGTCACAGGCGAGAGGCAGGGGCAGACTGCTTGATCCTCGTGAAATGGATGAAATTAAAAAGGAAATCGCCAAAAAGTTTGGTCGTGTTAATCCGGGATTGGTTGCTGGTATCACCGATTACTTAACAAACGCGACAGGCAGGTTTTCCGGCGTGGGGCCGAAAGTCCTCCGGCGTAAGTTGGGGTCTTTCCTTACAAAGGAGGAACTTAAAAGTATCTCAAATGCAGAGATACTTACTGCCCGCGATATTGTTGTATCCCATTTATTTGACAAGTGGTCTGGTGGAAATCTATCGAGTTTCGTTCAGCCACGAATTGAGGATCTGTTAAGTGATGATTTAAAACGATTGCAAAAGAGTTCTGCAAAATCGCATAATGAGGTTGTCAAAAAAGAAGTCTTGCAGAAAACAATTGAATCACTTGAATTTCTTGAATCATTACACAAGAACCCACAGAAATTAAACACCCCGTTAATGAAAAAAGCCCTGTCTAATTTAGGGTTAACTCCATACGATGTCCTGAAATCTACTACTAAAGAACACGTTTCAAACATCCAGGATGCCGCATATAAACAGGCAACGAAGCGGGTGAAACTATCTGGAGGTCTCCGGTCAGGCGGTGGTTTAAGAAGGAGGTCCAGACTTCTCACCAGAGCCTCGCCAGAGTATCTAGATTCCATTCCAAAGTCTTACCCTATAACAGGTATAGGTAAGAAGACAATCATTAAATCAAAGTGGTCTGGGAGTGAATTCAGGACACACCTTCCAAAGATGATTGAGTCTTCTGATGATGATGATACATACCTGTCAAAACTCGGGGATTATCTTGCATCTGAAACTGCTGATTTTTCGAGCATCCAATCTGAAATGGAGTATGGCGTAAATCCAATTAAGAGAAACCCTGAAAAATTAGATGTTGGTCCGATGTATGTGGTTGAACACGTCACATCTCTTATTGAACCATATGTCGCTGCAGTTACAAAAGCAGAAGCGAACATGGGGCTTCAGCATCTATATCACGATTTATACCTAAATGACCTGGAAGCCTATGAAAACGCTCTGGATACATATGTCGATAAATACGGAGATTTCAATGGTAGGCGGTTCCACGAAGCTGGGGTTCCATTCGACATTGCAGACAAAATAATGCTTATCCGGGATAAGGCTGCACAGAAAGATAAAATTAACGAAGTTATCGATTGGTATACCTCTGGATTAACCAGATATGAACGCCAGATTGGCATAAATCCAGATGAAATAAGACCGTTTGAAGTTGCAAAAGAACTTCCCGGAATTCATATGAATGCAGGGTGGGGAGACCCGATAATGAAAGCGGTTTCCAAATTTGTTGCACCATATGGAGAAAGACACACACCAGCAGACATCAAAGAAGAAGTCGAGGCCCTGTTGAAGAGTGGTGGAGACGGTGGTAAGCGGGTTGGTGTTGTCGGGTCAAAGTCCTGGGATAACGAACCCTTCATGCGCAAGTTCTGGTCAAAGAACTATAATGCATCTGACATAATGGTCACGTCGTCTGAGCTTGGACAATCCCCGGTTGATGAGAAAGTAAAGTTTGGTGCGGTATACCAGGCATCAAACGCACTCCATTTCCTTGGCGCATTTGAAAACAAACTCCCGGTGAGAGTCGAATGGATGAAAACGAAGTCCGGGAAACAATACCGGGAAGATTTCACCACTGCAGATGTAATTAACAATTCAGACGAAATTATAGCATTCTTTGATGAGATGTATCTCTCCCCGTCTGGTATAAAACAGATGAATAAACTTGCTGCATCAATTGGAGACAAGCCATGCAGAATCATCTGGGTTCCATCAAACACCACACACCCGGAGGGAAGCATCCATACTGGGCAGTATGTCCTTAAATTGTTTGGTGACAAGAGTAACGTAAAATTTGAGAAGTATTACCCAGGGGCATTGCCAAAAGGCATGTCTGTTAAAGGGTTCAAATTCCTAGCCAAAGGGGGACCACTTAAATCCGATGAGATGGCAATAGTAGGTGAAGCCGGACCCGAACTGTTAGTCCCGTCCGGCAACGGAGGATTTAATGTGATACCTAACAAAGCCTTGCGATATTTGGCTGAAGGCACACTCACACTTGCTACATATGCACGGAATGTTACCGGCGAGCCACAACCAGACGAACATGATTACATCGATCCAAAGACGGGTGAGATATGGCCATCTGTTACCAAAATTAAGAATCTAGGCAACGTATACAAAGGTGGTGCATATTATGGACATGTGGGGAGTGTTGCACACTATTACGCGGCCATGGCAATGGGTCAGAAGTACGGAATAGACACTTCTCACATCAATTTCCCCAAAGTTGAAGGTGGGAAAGATCTAAAAGGTGAATATCATTCTGTAGAAGATATCATCCAGAACGGCCGTGCCATCGCAGACAAGTTTGTAGAACTTGCTGATGAACTTGGGTTTATCCCGACCATGATTGAACAGCGGTTTGTCAATGAACGGGACAAGTATTCCGGGACACTTGACATTGCCGGATTCATCCGAGATGAAGTAGGGAACCTCATACCTACCATTGCAGACTTTAAATCATCCAGCAATGTGGATGCAGACTTTGCAGAACAAATTGCAGCATACGCTGACTTCTTCCAGGATTCTGTAAAAGGATTTGTTATTAACGTTTCTCGAGATCTCACCAATCTTGGAAACCATGAAATGGACCTCGTCAAGGGGTTTGCTGGATGGAAAAAGAAACTAAAGGCATATAATGATATGTTTGGACCACGCCCGGTGTATGGAGGGGGGTCTGATGAAGATGCTGCTGCAATGCGATTATTTGACATGGCACAACGCCAGGTAAGCGTTTATGACGTAGAAAAGGGCGAACGGTATATTAGACAGGGTATTGGCGTTACCACCCCTGGACATTCCCGTGCATTGTCCAAAATATTCCCGAAATTTGATGCTACCGGAGCAACAGAGGACGAAACCTGGGACAAGAATCCGTCGCGGCTTGCTGTATTTAGTGCCAGACTCGATGAGATGTATGGAGCAAAAGGCGGGGTCCACCCAATCATCCGGAGAGTCATGGAAGAACTTGGTGCTGCAGGGTGGGATAACCAGTCGCTTGCAATGCTTGCCCACGCTCCAATGGGGTCTGTAGAGGACGATAAAGACACCATTGAAACGTTCAACCGGATTTACCAGTTCCTTAAACCAATCGGGTTTAACCAAGGTCTCCTTGATACCGGGAAGAATTTGGATGCAACACTCTGGAACGATGCTATTGCATTATTGAACATACTGGAAGAAGCAGGGAAGTCATTTGAATCTGTGCAATACTTTGCAAAGAAGACTTCCAAATCCCCCCTTACACCGACCGTTGTCCCTGGACCGGGGATGCCGGGTTCCCCACTTAACCCCACATCAGCGTCGCCTGGCACCCCACAGAATGGAGATTGGTTTGTACCATCCACACATTCACTTGGTATACCGGATGAAGGCAAAGCACCAAAAACAAAATGCAAGGGCGTAGATTTGTGCCAGCCTACCTTAAACCGGTTTGAATCCTGGTTTGCAAGTATCCGGAAACTTGGTGGTGGAACAAGCACCGGGGGAGGCACACCAACCTCTACCAAAGGGTCTACAACAGGGGGCTCTGGTGGATCTGGTGACATTGATTATGAAAAGATGTTCCGGGAGAAGTTCTTAGGTGAAGTAGAACATCCAAAAGGATGGAGAAAGTATGTTGAACGTGCCCCTGTGGTCGGACTCCCGTTCCAGATGAAACGGAAAGAGAATGAATATGGGAGGCGGATTCTCCAGGCAGATACCGATACCATTGATTGGGCATCTCTTGCACCAAAAGGATACTGGAAACTCCTTGATAAGGAAACCCATGCCAGGAACAGTTATTTCCGATCTCTCCGTGGTGCTACAACGTCATGGCTCATTGCAGCACACGTAATGCGGATATTTGGGCAGACGTCCCAGGTATACCACAAGGCGCACGAATCGGTGATGAAAGGATTCGGGTATATCATAGACATGTTTCTCATGCCGATTATCCCATACCTTGCACCAGTTGTAAAGGGGCTTGTAATGATTGGCAATGTCATCCGGCAGATCCCTGCTATGGCTATTGTTGGTGGTGTTCTTATTGGGAAACTTATCTGGGATACATACCAGTGGTTCAAAGCACTCGGGAGAATTCCGGACGTAATCAACAAAGCATCTGCTGCAATAGACAAATTAACCGGGGCACTTGAACGGATATTCCCAATTCCGGAAGAAGTTTCAAATCCGCACTTAAATGAAGAGCGTGGACTTGTTCCATATACTGAACAAGCAGACGCATATCGTGGAAGAATGATGAATCAATCCCGGATGCTTCCGCCTGGGAAAACATATGAAATCGATTTTTATGCCCCTGAAACCGGACCTGCATCTGGGAAATCTGGTAAATATGATATAATTCCGGGTGTCAATTGGACATTTGGTGGGCCTGGTGTAAGACCACCAGAAAAGAAACGCCCGGTTCCAAAAGGTTTCCTTGGAGACGTCGCATATTACAATAAAGGCGGCGTCGTTCCGGGTGTTGGAAATAAAGATTCTGTACTTGCAATGCTCACTCCTGGCGAAGTGGTCATATCCAAGAACAACCTCCCACATTATGCCGATGGTGGCATTGTTGGCGGAGTCATAGGAAATGTTCTGGGGATGTATGGAAACATAATGTCTACAGACATCGCCCAGAGCATCGTAGGGGGCCTTGGAGTGGTGTCAAAGTCAGTGGGTGCTATGATGGCACCCCTGGCGCCAGCCCTCGCTATAGGGGCTCTGGGGGGCCGGGGATTCAATATGGTAAAGAATGCCATAGACCGGGGAACGAAGATTACCACCATGGTATCCGAAAGCGGGTTTGGGGCACTTCGGACAGTTGCATCTGCACAACTTGTGGGGCTCCTTACTGGTCTTGGTCCATTACTCCCACTTGCAGCGGCAGCACTTGGAATATATGCATGGACCCAGGGATTCGGGGCTATGGTTGGTGGGTTCTTTTCATTCATGCGGGAAATTGGGAAAGGAATTTTTAGTGCTCTCAAAGGAATATGGGATTGGTTCAAAGACCGATTTAAGACTCCCGAAGTAAAGGTAGACAAATTACCAGAGGATCCTAAAAAAGACAAGTTGCCAGATAAGAAATTGGAAGAAGCAGAACGGGAAAGACGCAGACGTGCAAAAGAGGAGATGGAAAAAGAACGTAAAAAAGACCGTGAAAAAGATAAAACTCCAGATGAAAAATTAAAAGAAGCGGAAGAGAAACGCCGTGAAGAAGCCAGAAAAAAATACCGGGAATGGATGAATAAACAAACCGCCCGGGTAGATGAAATCACTGGCGAAACAATCGAACCAGATAAAACCAGGAAACCAACACCAACACAGAAAATTACTGCCGGTTGGGAAACCTTCGTTAAAAACCACCCAACACTTGAAGGGGTTCCTGGGATGACCTTCTTTGGCACGCTCCTTGGAGCAGCAGAATCAAATGACCCCAAAGAAATTGCAAAATCCGGGTTAATGGGTGGTGCTGCGCAGGTTGCATTCAATGTCGGGGAAGCAATTCTAAATAAATTGAAACTCCCTGGTGGCAAAATCATGGGGGGTCTTGGTGGGTTCCTTGCACCCGATTTCGGCGAGCATATTGGGAAAGCGTTTGTATCCGGGGAAGGCCCGCTCGGGATAGGGAAATATCTCGGGTTACAAGGTAACAGAACTGCAGAACGCGCAGTCAGTATGGTTGCTACCCAGTTAATGACAGGAACCAGCATTGTAGGGAACATTGGTGCCTGGATATCCGATGCTATTGGTGGAACAGACTTAAAGGGCGGAATACTTCAACAGATACTTGGTGGAAACAGTAAAATATCTGGCGATTATAGTGCAATGGGAGAATTGTATGAGATTGGATACAACAACCCAAAGGTCGCTCCCATGGCATCAATGCTACCCGGGGGAACCATAATGCTTGGAGGGTCACAAATGGCAGCACTTGTCCAGATTGCAAACGACATATCAAAACTAGTTGATAATACAAAACAACCTACAATTAACAACAACCACATAGAAATGTCGAATTCAGATCCATATGCACTGTTCCAACAGTTTGTTCAGTGGCTTGGAACTACAGGGAATACCCAGGGATTACAGAGGACAATATGACCGAAACTTCAATGGGCCGGTGGCACTCCTATACCTGGACTGGGAGCGAATCCGATCCTACAACAAATGTTGGTGTCATGGGGCTCGGGTTCTATGCAAAAGCGGGTGTTGGAACCGATCTGTGTAAAATAACGGTTGATGGCATTCAAGATATACAATTTACAGTTATTGACCTTACTGAATCAGAATCCAGCCCGGACAAGGATGTCATGTATAAAGGAGGTATTCAGAGCATTGACAAAGGGTTCTCTGCATCTCCCATACTTATACCAATTCCAGAAGAATT